GTCAAGGGGAACTTATAGGGACTAAAATAAGCAAGGTGTTATGGATTCCAAACCCTAACGGCAAATTTGAAAAAGTAAAGGGATGGAAGCCAAAAGAAATGAATAACGTTTTTGAAAAAAACGGATATTTCCATCCAAATGGCAGCTATGCTATAAGGATAGGATGTGACCCATTCAAGTACGACAAAACAAAAGATAGCAGAAAGTCAAATTGTGCAGCATACGCATATCAATTAGAGGATTTATCTAACGAAAATTCAGAATTTAATGATATGTTTGTAATGAAATACGTAGACCGTCCATTAACAACTGATTTACAATACGAAGCAGTGCTTAAAATGGCATGGTATTGCGGTTGTCAAGTGTTATTTGAGCGTAACGTAGATGGCTGGAAAAAGTTCTTTAATTATAATAAATGTGGCGGGTTTTTAATGTGGCTTCCCAAAGAAGTAGAGCCTGGAATCTATACTGATGGGAACGGGAGAACAACGCAAATGATATGCGACTTTACAGAGGCATACATAGAAAAGAACATTGAGAAGGTTTACTTCCCGTCCCTAATGCAAGAACAAGCTGGATGGTTAGGATTCGAAGTAGGGAACACACAAAAGTATGACGAAGCTATGGCAAGCGGATTCGCCCTTATAGCAACAAAGCAAAAGAGATATATTAAAGAGCAAGATACAAAAAGAAATATAGAATTTATTATACCGTATTTAAAAGTTAGTTAGTTATGAGATATACTCAAATGGGAATTGGTAGCTCCTACCCTTATCCAGACCATAATGTAGCCCCCGATAAAAAAGGAAAGGACTGGTGTATGCAATACGCAAAAGCTGTGTATTATGACTTCACCTTTGCTTATCCGCTTGGAGTATTTGCTAATAACAATGGTAATTATGAGAAGTTTAGAATGTACGCATTGGGCAAGCAGCCGATTTCCCCGTACAAAAAACTATTAGGAGTAGACGCACAAACAAACCACACATGGTTATCAGTAGACTGGACTAACAGAGCAGTAGTAAGCGGATATAGAGACAAGGCTATAAGCAGACTAATGAAGGAAGACTTTGGTATAGTATGTACCCCAATAGACATGCTTGCTAAAACAGAAATGCAAGAATACTACAACCAGCTAAAAATTAAGTTGGTTATGAGGGAGCAACTACAAAAAGAAAACCCAGAGCTAGCAGAACATCCCGCACTTGCGTTAGACCCAAATGACCCAGTAGACTTAGAGGAGCTAGAGATGAGGTTAAGTATGGACGAGCAGCTTATCAGAAGCAAGGACGCAGAGATGGCTATTGAGTTAGCATTTTATCAAAATGATTATAAGAAATACAGAAGGTCAGTATACGAGGACTTGTTTGACTACGGAGTAGCTGGCTGTAAAGATTGGCTAGGGGATGATAATAAGGTGTATTTCAGAAGAGTCAATCCAGAGTGCGTAGTAACTAGTTATTGTAAGGACGGGACGTTCAAGGATATTATACATGCTGGTGAAGTTATTGACGTGTCTCTTGTTGAGCTTGGTACGTTGAAGGATGAGAACGGGAACGCAATGTTCACAGACGAAGAGTTGCAAGAGTTTGCTGGCTCTATAGCTGGTAAGTTTGGCAATCCAGCTCAGTTGGGTAAGGGAACAGGATGGTTCAAGTCATACGATAGATTCAAGTGTAAAGTATTAGACTTAGAGTTTTATACCTACAATGAAAACGTATACAGAGAATCAGAGGACGAGCATGGTAATTTAGATTTTAGAAAGGCAGATTATAATAGAGGCAAGAAGTCAGAAAAATACAAAAGAAAAAGAATCCAATATGTATACAAGTGCAAGTGGATTATAGGTACTGACAAGTGTTACGATTGGGGTATGGCTTACGACCAGAAGCGTAGCAATGACATGAAGAAGAAGGCTCAAACAAGACTTTCATATTCATTTTGTGCGTACAATTTCTATGAGATGAAGGCGCAATCATTTATGGAGAGGCTTATTCCTTACATAGATGATTATCAATTGACCATGCTGAAGATACAGAACTTTAAGAATCGTGCAGTTCCCTCTGGCTGGTGGATAGACCTAGATTCCTTAGAGAAGGTAGCGTTAAATAAGGGTGGTGCTAATATGCAACCAAAGGAACTACTACAGATGTTCTTTGAGACAGGTATATTGGTGGGAAGAAGTGTAACAGAAACTGGTGAACCACAATCTCCCAACTGGAAACCTGTAATACCAATTGAAAACACAGCAGCTAGCGAATTAGCAATGTTCTATCAAGACCTAATGACTAGCATAGGAATGATAGAGAAGATAACTGGATATAACGATGTTACATCTGGAAACCCTAACCCTAAAACGCTCGTACCTGGATACCAAAGTGCAGAGATGGCAACAAACGATGCCCTATATCCAATGGCTTACGCAGAGGAGCATATTACATTGCAATTAGCAGAAGATTGCTTGTGCCGTATGCAACAAGGAATCAAGAAAGGAGGTCACGTTTCTGGATATGCGCCAGCGTTAAACTCTAACACACTTAGGTTTATAGAAATAGCTCCAGACATAGCATTAAGAGATTACGGAATTGAGCTTGAAAGAAGGACAACTAACGACCAAAAGATGTGGCTATTGCAGCAAATGCAAGTAGATATTCAGAATGGATTCCTTGATACATCAGACGCTGTTCTTTTAGTAAACACAAAGAATGTGAAGCAAGCTCAAATGATTTGGGCGCACAGAGTTAAGAAAGCTAAAGAAAGACTACAAGAACAAGAGCTAGCTAAGATACAAGCTAACAACGAAGGTCAACAGCAGTCGGCTATGATGGCTCAACAAATGAAGCAGCAAGAAATGCAAATGCAGTACCAGTTTGAATTACAAAAAGAGCAGATGAGAATACAAGCTGAATTACAGAAGGAACAAATGAAGATAGAGTCGATGGAAAGGATTGCGTTACAAAACAATCAAACAAAGATGGCTGTAGCTCAAGAGACTGGAGACTCAAAAATAAATTCGCACATGGTGGCAAGCAATGCAGTAATTGAGAAACAAAAAATCGCAAATCAAAAAACAAGATAAAATGGCAAAGAAGAAAAAAGTAACAGAAGAATTATTGGAGCAATTAGAAAACCTGGTAGAAGAGATTCAAGAGTCAGAGGTAATAAGCGAAAGCACTCGTTTCGCAGTAGTTGCTGAGGAAGATTATCCAAAGCAAATGACAATAGAAGAGTCTATGCTAGAATATATTTCTAGGCAAAAAGAGAATGTGGTAAAGATTAATGATTTCTTTACTTCCCTGTTCACTCTACCAGAAGCACTATCAACATCAAAGATGATAAAAGACATCTTAGTAAAAGCCAACAATGAAAAGAAAATAAAAATAGTCAACAATAGACACTTTGAGCTAGGAATGACATACTACGATGTTGACGGCAAAGCCCACAAATACAACATTTCTAATATAGAAATATTTATAGAAAAATAATTTCTGTAATAAGAAAAATAATATAATTTTACTTAACCAATCAAATCAAACGCAATGAATATTAGAAAGTTCTATGAAGCCGACCAAGCCGAAGGAGGAAGCCAAGAGCCAGTGAGCATCGCGGCTATGATGGCAAAGGAAGGCACAATGAGTCACTCGGAAAAAGTACAGATGCCCTCTGTAGGGAGAGGAGAAGAACCAAAAGCGGCAGAGCCAACACCTGTTGAGACAACAAATGTTGAGAATGTAGCTCAAGGGGAATCAGAACCTCCCATATCCGCCAAAGTAGAAGAACAAGCATCAACGCAAGTTCAAACACAATGGCAAGAAGTTCTTAAACAACAACAACCAGAAGCGATTTTAAAGGAGCTTGGGTTTGATGATTCTGCTGTGGGATTTCTAAAAGAACTTAAAGAGGTTGACCCTAAAATGGTTCAATTCTTTAATATGTGGAAATCCGATGGAGACAGCTTGAAAGATTATCTACAAGAGATAACAACCGACTACAGCCAAATGCCCTCAGAAGATGTGATGCGTCGTCAGCTTCGTGAGGAATATCCAAAGGCTACAGAAAAACAGTTGGACGTTCTCTTTAGAAAAGAAATTGTTGAGAGGTATAATCTTGACTCTATGGACGAAGACCTAGTAGAAGAAGGCAGATTATTGCTGGATGCCAAGGCAGAGTCTTACAGGGAAAAGTTAATCAAGCAACAAGAAGAGTTTCAGCTTCCCAACTATGCAAGTTCAGCTAGCGAATCAGAAGCAAATGCACAGAAAGAATTTGAGAACTACAAGCAAAATCTAATTTCGAATCAGTTGACACAGGAATTGTTGCAAAACAAAAGATTGACGATTGGAGAAGGTGATGAAAAATTCAGCTACAATCTTACTAACCCAAACAACATAGTAAACAATCTCTTTGATAGCAACGCATGGGCGAACAAACTTTTTGACATTCAAAAAGATGCACAAGGAAATGAGTCATTTGTTCCCAACGTGGAAAAGCAATTACTAGTATCTGCAATTCTAGAAGACCATAAAGGTTTCTTGAAAGAGATGGCTAAGTATTACAAGTCACTAGGGGGAAAAGCAACGATTGATTCCTTGGAAAATGCAAGCCCAGCGGGAGGAGCTGCTCCTTCTAAGCCAGCGTCAGAGCCTAAAACTCCAGCGGAGTGGATGGCAAGAAACGGAAGACTAGCTTAAAACAGTTCTAGGTTGTAATGTGAGGAACAAAAAATATTTATAACCTTTTTAAATTTTTAAAAAATGGCAACTAATGTTATGATTAAGTCGTTTGTATCGGCAATCGACTTTCTTGACCAAAGGGATATTGACCCTAACATCTACGACCAAAGTCGTGATAAAGCATTTACCGACATCATGAAGATGGTAAATCGCTACAAACCAGCAACAATGTTTAACTACCACAACTTTGTAAACAATGACGTTTACGAGGTGGGAACTATCAGTGCCGTTAGTACAACAGGTCTTGCTCAGATTACTTTCACAATCAACACAGCATCTACCTTCCCTCGCGTTGGTGATTTGATTATGACATCAAACACTAACAACATTGGTAAGCAAGCTCGTATCCAAACTGTAACTTTTGGTTCTGGAACAGCTACTCTTACTGTACGTAGCGTAGGCGGTAACTCTGCTGCTTTCTTTGCAACAGTTGGAGATAAGGTAGCTTTCTCTTCTAACGCATTCGCTGAAAAATCAGATGCTCCAGAAAACCGCAGATATGGTTTGACCAAGTACTACAACTTGATTCAAATCTTCAGAGAGGTAGATGAGGTTTCTGACATCCAGAAGGTTGCTAAAATCGAGGTTAACGTAGGCGGTGACTACCACATCCTCCCTTACCAAACAGTACAGAAGTACATCAAGCTACAGGGAGACATCTCCGTACAAATGTTGGCTGGTGTTCAGTCTTCTACATTGTTCAACGATTCTAACCCATTCTTGGCTGACCCATCTAGCGGTTTGCCTATCCAAACTACAGGTGGTCTTGACTGGTATGTAACTACATATGGTATCTCTGACCAAGCTGCTGTTTTGGGTACATTCGGTTTCACTGAGTTGGATGAGATTATCGACAACTTTATCGCTAACAAAGCCCCTACAGACCAAATGGTATTCATGGGATCTAAGGCTTATCGTGTAATCAGCAAGTTCTTGAAGAACCTAGCTTCATCTGGTGTTACTTCAGTTCGTTTGATGATTGATGGTAAAACTTT